AAGCTTACACGTCTAGGGAATGAGAAAGTCACTAAGAATGCTACTAAGGTTGTTAGCTTTCCAGACTTTTGGGATGGAGATTTTGAATTCTTTACAGCATTAGACGCCGCACGTGCCGAAGGTAGACATCTTATTGTAGGCAAAGCGCGTCGTAAGGGGTTCTCCTACAAGAACAGTGCTATTGCTGCCAACACATACAACACAATGAAGAGCAGCTACACGTTGCTCTGTGCTCATGACAAGAAATACCTATATCCAAAGGGTATTATGACCATGACCGTTGATCACATGAACTTTCTTAACGAGCATACAGCCTGGTCAAAAAGACGTCAAGCGGTTGATAAGCAAAACCATAAACGCGCTAGCTTTTACGAATATATAAATGGACAGCCTGTAGAACGTGGCTACAAGTCTGAGGTAGAAGCTATTACATTTAAGGATAACCCGGATGCTGCGAGGGGTAAGGATGCTACACTTGTAATTTTTGAAGAGTGTGGAGCGTTTGATAACCTCAAAGATTCGTTTATGGCGACAAAGCCAACTGTTGAAGATGGTGGTATTACAACGGGTCAAATGATTTTGTTTGGTACGGGTGGTGATATGGAAGGAGGTACTATCGATTTCGAGAGTATGTTCTACAATCCTGATACATACAATCTTCATGCCTTTGATAACGTTTGGGATGAAGGAGCACAAGGAACTTCTTGCGGATTTTTCTTTCCTGATTACAAGAACAAGGTAGGGTTTATGGATAAGTTTGGTAATTCGCTAGAGTCGGATGCTAGACTTGCTGAAGAAGCTAAGCGTGAGAATATTAAACGTACAAGTAAAGATGCAGGAGTTATTGATAAGCACGTTACGGAATACCCTTTTAATCCTAAAGAAGCCTTTCTTCAAAAATCTGGGAATGTTTTTCCTACTGCTTCTTTGGCTGAGCACCGTAACAATATTATGCGTACGGGGGTTTTTAAAAACATCGGTGTAAACGGATATATGCATGAGACGCCTTCAGGTGTTAAGTTCAAGCCTAACGAAAATGCAATACCCGTAATTAAGTTCCCGCACGACAAAGGATCTAATGTAGAGGGATGTATTGTAATGTATCAAACTCCCTATAGAGATGCTTCAGGAGAAATTCCTGATAGCTTGTATATTATTGCGCATGACCCCTATGCACAAGATGGAGGTAGTGGTAAATCTCTTGGGTCTGCTTATGTTATCAAACGTGTTAACCCTATATCAAAGCCGGATGACATGATTGTAGCAACATATGTTGGAAGACCTCAAACGCAGGATGAGTACAACTATAATTTGTTTTTACTAGCAGAGTATTACAACGCACGTATTGGTTTTGAAAATGACCGAGGTGAAGTAGTGCCTTATGCTAAAAGAACAAAAAAAATAAAGTGGTTGTTGCCTGAACCAGAAATATTTAGTAAAAGCGATGGAGTCAGTATACGCAAGCTTGGACGTACATATGGGACTTCAATGGGTTCCAAAGAACGTAAGGGTCAGGCAGAGATATACTTACGAGATTGGCTTAGAACTCCCCGTGGAGTTTCGGAGTCTGGTGAAAAAAAGCTAAATTTGCATTATATTTACGACTTAGCATTACTAGACGAACTTATTAAGTATAACCGGAGAGGCAACTTCGATAGGGTTTCAGCACTACTAGTTGGTATGTTTAATCTTATTGCTATGTTCAACAGAACGGTTGAAAGAGCAGAAGAAGAAAGCAGCTCCGGCAGTGAATCATTTTTTAATCGTGAATTGTTTACGTAAACCTTTAACTGATGCCGTTAATTCCGAAACAAAAACTACCTACTTCACAGAAGACCCAGGAATGGGGTGAGAAGTGTGTACAAGCTTACATTGCGGAGTCCTCGTTTTCCTCTTCAGACAAGTCTGGTATGGTAGATTTGTATGAAATTTACAACGGTGAGTTGGACGAGAGCAAGTACAATTATGTTACTAATCCGTATAACTCTGAAGCATGGAAGAAAAGAAACTTCCCTGCAAAGCTTCGTAACTATAATATCATTAAGCCTGTAGTAGATCTCCTAATGGGAGAGAAAGCTAAGCGTCCTTCTAACTATCAAGTAGTTGTACGTAATGCTGACACACACTCTCGTAAGGCAGAAGAAATTCATAAGCAAGTGTTGCAATCTTTGCAGCAAATGTTTATTAATGAACTGAATGCTCAAGGTGTAGATACAGGCATGGAGTCTCAAGAAACTCCTACACCTGCAGAGGTAGAAGAGTTTATTCACTCAAATTATAAAGACTCTAGAGCTATTATTGGTCAGCAGTCTATAAATTATTTGCGTGACTTCTTAGATCTAGACGATAAATTCCAAAAGGCTTTCTTTGACTGGCTTATTACAGGGCATGTATACTCTTACAAAGATGTATGTATGGACGAAGTAGAGTTTGAAGTTATTTCGCCTTTAGATATAGACTATCAAAAATCTCCTGACACTGAATTCATTGAAGACGGAGATTGGGTTGTACGTCGTAAAATTATGACTGCTAATGCAGTTGTAGATTCATTTTATGATGTATTAACTCCCACTCAAATAGATGACTTAGAGCGCCCTTCTCAACGCAGAGAGGGTGGAGGTTACCTTGGAGCTGCATTGAACCCTACACACGAGCAGGATGATACTGATCGCTATGTAGAAGTAATTCATGTTACTTGGAAGTCGTTCCGTAAAGTAGGTATTCTGACCTACACTGACGAGTTTGGTCTCATGCAAGAAATGGAAGTTGATGAAACTTATAAGCCTGATCGTGATGCCGGAGAAAAGTGTCAGTGGTTTTGGGTTAACCAAGTATGGGAAGGCTATCGTATTGATAGCGGCATTTTTGTAAACATTCAACCGTTTGGGGTACAACGTCCATCAATGACAAACCTCAGCTTATGTAAACTTCCTTACAATGGTCGCCTTTATTCTAACCGTCATGCGGATAACATTTCAATTGTATCTATGGGTCTGCCTTATCAGATTCTTTACAATGTGTTCCATTATCGTATGGAGCTTACTATGGCAAAGAACAAAGACAAAATTGCCTTAATTGAAATGAATACTATTCCTAAGCGTCACGGCTGGGATGAAGAAAAGTTTATGTACTATGCAGATGCAATGGGTTTTGCATTCATTGATTCTACTGCAGAAGGCAAGAACAACGAGCGTGTATCATTTAACCAATACCAGGTTCTTGATATGTCGCTATCACAATATATTAACGCACAGTTCCAACTACTACAAGCTATTAAGCAAGAGTGGGAAGATTTAGTGGGTATTACTCGTCAACGTAAAGGACAGGTAATGGCTTCTGATGGTTCTGGCGCTACAGAGCGTGCTGTATTCCAGTCCTCTGTAATGACGGAAGAACTGTTCCGTAAGTTTGAAAAATACGAAGAAAAAGAAATGCAGGGTCTTCTAGACTGCTCTAAGTTTGCTTGGAGAGGTGGTAAGAAGTCATCTTACATCACATCAGACTATCGCAATGAGCTGTTAGACATTGAGGGTCAAGAGTACGCTGAGGCGGAATATGCGGTGTTTGCTAAGAATTCTAGCAAAGAAAACACTAAACTTGAAACCTTTAAGTCACTTGCACTATCCTTTGCCCAAAATGGTTCCCAACCGTCTACAGTCGCTGAGATTCTCGACACTGATAATTTCTCTAACATTAAACGCCTCGTTAAAGAGGCAGAAGCTAAGCAGCAGCAACTTGAGCAGCAGCAACAACAAGCTCAACAAGAAATGCAAATGCAGCAAATGCAAATGCAAGAACAAGCCAAACTTGCTGAAAAACAATTTGAAGCTGCCGAGAACCAAGCCGATAGACAAAACAAGTTAGATGTCGAAGCTATGAAAATAGCAGGTAGACAGGCTGATCAAGATTTAAATAACAATGGTATTCCAGATTACATGGACATCCAACGTGTTGAAATGGAAAAACAACGTATCGAATCAAACGAGCGTCTACAAACTAGAAAGCTTGATATTGAGGAGAAGAAAGTAAACAAAAAAGACTAAAACATATAAAAAGTTTATATTAAAAGGCTTTTTAATAGAATGTATTAACCCCTTATAATTACTTAATTTTACAGCAATGAGCGCAGAAAAGTTAGATTTAAGCAAGGTCAGTGTAAGCGATATCTTTAACGATAACGGTCCTACACCAGAACCACAAGTGGAAGAAACTACTGAAGCAGTAGAAGAAACACAAGACGAACCTCAAGAGGAAGAACAACCTGAAGAGGAGCCGCAAGAGGATACTCAAGCGGAAACAGAGGCAGACGAACCTACAGCAAGCACAGGGTCAACAGAATCTACAGAAGAAGAAGAGTCTATAATCAATGAGCTACAAGCAAAACTTGGTTATGAGCTAGACGGAGAGTTTGACGAAAGCATTGATGGCTTGTTAGACTTTACTAAAGCTACAGCAGATAAGATGGCACAGGAGCAAATGCAGAATGTATTTACTGCTTTTCCAGATGTACAGGAGTATCTTAACTACAGAGCAAACGGAGGAGATCCTAAACAGTACTTCCAAACTGCATCCCCAGAGCGCGATTTTAGTGCCATGGAAGTTACAGATGGCGACGTAGTTACTCAGAAACAAATTGTAGGAGCATACTTAGAAGGACAAGGTTTTGATCAATCAGAGATTAAAGAAACTTTGGAAGACTATGAAGATGCAGGAATCCTAGAGCGTCACGCTAAAAAAGCGTTGACTCGTTTACAGACAGCTCAAGCTCAAGAAAAGAAAACTCTTATTGAGCGTCAACAGCAACAAGCACAAGCACAGGCACAAGAGAACGAAAGAATGTGGACAGAGATCAATGGTCTTGTTCAACAAGGTTCTCTTAAAGGTCTTACAGTACCAGAGAGAGATAAGAAACGTTTCTTCAGTTGGATGGCAAATCCTATTGATCAGCAAGGTAACTCACAAAGAGCCGTAGACCGCGCTAATCTAGATCAAGAGACATTACTTGCACTTGAATACATCGTATACAAAGGCTTTGATTTATCTAAGCTAATTGCGAATAACAATACAACACAACAGGCACGTTCCT